GACTCTTCGCCAATGAGCTCATGCCACTGGTTTACAGGCCAGCCACCACCAAGTGCAACATCAAAAGATAATGAACCCGTTGTCATGCGACCGTGAGTGTCGATAATGTCCTCACCACGAATGATTGTATCTTCACCAAATTTTTTATTAATCTTGTTAATTACTTTAAGAAGTTCTGCGTTTCCTACGGCCATTAAATGTGTCCAATGATTGTTTGCGGGTTATATCCACTTGTTGCTACTTGACGTGCTGGAGTTGCTGGACCACCACCTGGTTGTCCTCCTACAACGCCTTTACCAACACCTGTTCCAGATTGTTGAATTGGGTAACCGCAATCATAACAACGTTTACGAGCTTCTGGAGTTGCACCACCATAGTTGCCACTACCACAACCAGGACAGCGGTCCCCCATGGGAACCTGTTGTTGAACTGGTGGATAATTTTGCGGCTNAGTCGGCGGTTGGTAAGGCCGAGGTGCTGGTTGGGANTGTTGTGGTGCAACANNAGCTTGTTGGTTTACTTTGTTTGCCCACCAATTGCTCATTACATTTCCTCCATGTCTATATTAGAGTGAATCATATCAAGTTGTATGGCAGATGAAAATGCCACAATAAGGGATGAAAGGGCCACAGATTTAAAGAAAGCAATCATTATCTCTACATCCTCTGGGTCTAAGTTTACGGACTCTCCCATATCTTCAATCTCAGCTAACTGTACGCTAGAAAGTATTCGGGCCGTTAATTCTGAAGTAATCTCTATAAAAGGTAATAGGGACTGAATATTTGCAAGACGAAGGTCGCTATCTTCACGCTCTTTTTCATGTCCCTCATCACTTACTGGGTTAAGGCCCAAATCAACCGCAACTTTATTGGGGCTATCAAGAGCCAAATCGTACAAAGACCAGCGTGTAATTGTGCTAAAAGGTATTTCTTTGTGGTCGGATGCGCCATCGCCACCAAAGAACTTTTTAAACCAACTCACTTAGCCTGACCCCATCTCTGAACAGTTTTTACGTCTGCCAGTAGTGGTACATCGAGAAGTGTAATGCCTTCCATAGCCTCACGAATTGCCTCTGCCGTCTCCTCAGCCTTGTTATCAGGAGTAAGGGTGACAAGTTCATCGTGAACCGTAAGTAGGAGCTTAGCCTCTTTAGGAATCATGTCCTGGGCTCTAATCATAGCAAGTTTCATAATGTCTGCGGCCGAACCTTGGATACGTGTGTTGAACGCCTGACGCTCAGCCCCAGCCTTATCCCCAAAGTTCTTTGAAGTAATCTCTGGTAAATAACGTCTACGCCCCAGTATTGTGGTCACATAGCCCTTCTGACGGGTGCTGCTGACCACTAAGAGGCGATACTTATTAATGGCATTGAACTTCTTGCCAAAGTCATCTAAAAGAGTCTTAGCCTCAGTAAGTTTACAACCAATTTGCTTAGCAATCTTATCGGGGCCAACACCGTAAGCAATAGAAAGAACAAGTACCTTCCCAGCTTTACGGTCTACACCCATAGTGTCTCCAATAGTGGTGTAAATGTCCCCGCCCTCTAGGTAATTCTTCATCATAATAGGGTCTTTAGACATAGAAGCGATAACTCTAGGCTCAATCTGTGAGTAATCGGCAACCACTAACTTATAACCTTCAGGGGCTGCAAAAAGATTACGTAACATGCGTCCATATTGTTTATCCTCAGCAACTTTTTCAGGGTCTTCAGGAGCTGGAATGTTTTGAAGGTTAGGATTACGGCTAGAAAAACGGCCAGTTTCAGCACCGTGCTGAATAAAATCACAATGAATCTTGCCATCAATAAGGAGGCTTTCTTTATATTGTGTTTTACTTTTACCGCTTACCGTGTGAGTAACATCNCCGCCTAAATAAGGGATAACGTATGTGCTTAACATCTTATTTAAATCCGCATANTTAAGAATTGCGGCGGCTAATTCGTTGGTATCACGGTAAAGCTCTAAAGCTTCGGAAGATACAGAATAATCGGAAGTTTCTAATGGCAATCCTTGTTCTTCTTTAGTTTTGCCCTTAAGAGTTAAAACTTTTGGTTTAAGTCCTTGTCCACCGTTTTCTTTTTTACCGTATANCATGGTTTGTTTTTCAGGGTTAGAGTTAATATTAAATACCTTGCCCGCAATGCGGTAAATTTCTGCCCTAGCCTGTTCGATATTAATTTCTAATTTAGCGTGTAAATCAAACAATTGCTCAGTATCAATAGGTGCTCCTGCAAGCTTCATGTGACACAGAACTTTAAGAACCCCCATCTCAAGGCTCATTACATTAACAAGATTGCCCTCTTCAAGTTTCTTTTGAAGTACGCTCTTGTAAAGCATGTAAGTGTATTTAGCGTCAAGGTACGCATACTTAGCAACAGTGCTAAACGAGTACTTCTCAACCTCTTTACCAACACCCTTAACCATGTGGTAGCCAAACTCACGAGCTAAACAATCGTCAAGACCGCATTTATTCTTATTTTTATTGTCATATAAAAACGAAGCAATCATCGTGTCAAAGTATGGTCCAGTGGGGAATTGGTCTTCGTAATACTTAGCAATAGAAGTTAAATCAAAGATAAGGTTATGACCAACTAAAGTTCTATTTTCACCAAACATTAAAGGCTTAAGGGCGGCAAAAACTTCTGCTGGTAGTAGTTGCTCAGGTGGTGGCCCAAATAAAGTTGTGGCCTTTTTATCATCTGTAGAATAATCTTGTTCACGCAAAGGTAAGCCAGCCAACTTACGGCGCTCTCCCGTTAGCTTAAGTGGGCGAATAAGCTCTGCAAATTCCCCATTTGGATGACCCAAAGGAATAACATCGCCACGTCCATGTGTGGCTAAAGAAATCCAAAGCACCTCATTAACAACGGTAACACCACGTTGTGGACCTACTGTTTCAAGGTCATAAGCAAAAGAATCTTGTTTTAGATAATAGGCAACCATCTCATCAAGTTGCTCTTTAGTAGTAATAATATTCATACATCCCCCTTATAGGCGAAGAGGCTAGGCGTAAGGGGTGGGTAACGCCTAGCCACTTCACATCTATTTATTTAGCGTAAAGCGTTTGCAATTTCGGTAAGCTCTTCAAGAGAAGCGCGACGAATAGATGACGCCTCAAAAGGCTTCACTGTTGCAATTTGCTCTTCAATCTTTGCCTCATCAATACCGTAATCCTCCATAAGGTCACGGCCTTTAACTGGAGTAACGGTGAAGACAAGAGTCTGCAATGAACCACGGCGAGACAATGACCAATAATTTTTAGTCAAAGGCCCTGCTGGTGAGTGCTCTGCAGCGTGCAAAGAACGGAATAGTAGTGGGGCTGCGTTTAACTTAGTAAGGGTTGCGGTTCCATCTTCTGCAATAAGAACAACAGAAAACGCGTAACGCTTAGAGGCCTTGCTGTCTGCAGGGTCGGGAAGCTTACAAAGTGGGCAACTTGCCTCAAGACATACATATGACTTCTGTCCTTCTTTTCTATCAAGCCAGTGCATGTTGTATACAGCATATGGTCCACCCTCATCGAGGAACTTGACCAGCTGTGCGGTTTCAGTAACTGTGTAATCCTTTGCAAATTCTTTAGGCTTAACAGTTTCTTCTGCTGCTCCCCAGCCACTCTTAATAGGTGAGGCTGATGAGTCAGGGCGGTCTTCTAGGTTAGTTTGGATATTTTCTGCTGAGAACTCATCCGACTGTGGGATGAAGTCTACATCTTGTTGTACTGCCATTGTTTTTTATCCTTAGTTAGGTGTTTGGTTATATTTGTGTTTCTTTTTCTTGGATTTTAGTCCAAGCATCGGCAATCTCAACGGTGAGCTGTCGATGTGCGCTCCAGTCTATACGAGGTAGGTGGAGAACTTCAAATTGAGCAAAGAGGGCAATTGCGGCCTCAATCATTGCTCTACTGTATAGACGTCGACCTTTGTGTTCTACGCCATTTTTATTCTTCTTTGTAGGAAGTCTATACGGAGGTGTTGGTAAATACCCTTTTTGATTCCATGTTCGGATGGTAATAAAGGGGCGATTTAAAGCTTGTGCTAGAGCACCTACAGTAAAAAGCTCAATGTCTCTTCCATCAGGTAAAGGTTTAATCTGAGGGTTGGCGTCCCAAGAAACTTCCTCTTTAACTTTAGGTTCTTCAGTTACCCGACGTTTTCTCTTACTTCCTGGATAAAAGTTATCGAGGTCAGCAATAACTGAATCAATAATATCTTCAGCCATTATCCAACCAAAAACGCATACGTAACTTTTTTAGGAAACATTAATTCAAGTTCTTCTGCAGTAAGCAAGTCTTTTTGATAGGCAACCAAAATAGCGTTTTGGTCTAATCTCTCAATAGTCTCTACACACTCATCATACAAACCGTGTTTATTAAGAATCTCTGTAGCAACATCTACGTCAAGTGGTGTCGACTCTTTACGTTGATTGGTTAGCTTTATGTCGCCAAACTGTAGGGTCTTGTGACCTTTAGCTGTTACTTCGCCAATTTTTTCTACAGCATCTTTAAGACGTGCCTTAAGTTCATTTTGACGTTCAAGAATAAAATCTGCCTCAGCTTTAACAGCCATATATTGTTTGGCAATTTTTTCTACTTCTTCTAGTTCCATGTTTTCCCCTTTGGTATAGGGAACAGATTAGTTGGGAAAGCTATTCCCTGTCAACTTGCTAAGTACTTCTCAAGTGCGGCAATAATAATGCTAGTAACGGTAACCTTCTCAGAAGCCGCTTTCTTTTGCACAGCCTTCCAGAGGTCATCGGGTACGCGGATAGTACGCGTAGGAGTCTTGGCTGGTGTGGACATTGGTAAATAATACCGTAAAACTGGCTTATACGGCTGTCGGATACGCAATTAAGTACTTATGTTTCTTTAATTACACAGCTTTTTAAGCCAGTTATACAGATGATAGTGTTAAAAATTCCCTTAAGCTGCCAATGCTTAGAGGAACGCCTCCTTTTTCGTCAATGCCTTCTCCATCAATAATGGCATTGGCTACGGAAGATTTTTGTTGAAGGGCCTCAAACTGTCGAGTTTCAATAGAACCTCCAATGAGGATGTCTTGAATAACTATAGTCTTCCACGTAGAAGATGCGCGTTTAATTCGACCATTTCTTTGATTAGCGGCGCCACTACTCCATGGAAGGTCGTAATTTACAAGAAGATTAGCAGCTGGAAGGTCCACGCCATACCCACCAGCATCGCTGCTGATGAGCACTCGAATATCGGGGTTATTGTTAAACGCAATTTTGTTTTCTTCTTTAGTCTTAGCATCAAGTTTACCTGAGTACAAACGACAACGGTCTACGCCAAGTGACTCAGCAATTTTATCTAGCATATCCACGTAAGTAGCAAAGATAACTACCTTATTGGCATCATCTTGATCTAAGAAATCAGTAACGTACTCAAGCAGGTAGTCAAGTTTGTTAGAAGTATTAACCCCTTCTAAAAGCCCCTCTTCAACTAAATCATATGCATACTGAGAACCCTCTGCACCAGTAGATACGTACTTTTCTGCACTGGTACGCAAAAGGTCGGGGTGTGAACAGAGCATTTTTAACGCCCCTACCTTAGACATAATCTTGCCACGCCACATGTCTTCAGGACCACCATGAGAGGATTCAACGCCATAGTGCGCTAAAATATTAAAAGAACCACCAAATAAATCTTGAGCTTTTTCTAAATCTAAAAGCAAATCTTTTTTAATTTTTTCGTATAACTTAGAAGATTTTCTATCAAAAATAACTTCAATAGGGTCTTTGTGAATAGCATCAGGAAGAAATGGGGCTACATCGGGGTCTTTCTGCGCTTTACGTACAGATGCTTTTTTCATCTTTTGATGGAGCACCTCTAAGTTACGATAGCTAGTAACTGCACCCCAGTTATTTCTAAAAATAAAAGACTCATCAAACCACTTAAAACTTCCAAGAACATCAGCGTCTACAAACTGCATAATGCTAAAGAGCTCTTCAGGTTTACCATTCTCAATAGGAGTTCCTGTAAGGGCAAATTTATAGGGGGCATTAGAAAGGCGCTTAGTGTACTTAGAGCGTTTAGAACGAAACGACTTAATAGCGGTAGCTTCGTCTAGTACTACAAATCCTCTTGGGAGTTCTTTGACGTATTCCCAGTCATTAACGACTTGCTCATAGTTAAGAACGATGTAGTCAACTTTGGAGTTTTTCCAGTCATTTGCCACTTCGTACTGCTCTGCTCTTTTAGCCTTGGTTCCATCAATGACCAAAGCACGTGAAGTACCATTTGTAAATTTCTCAATCTGATTAGCCCACTGGTATTTAAGTGAGGATAAACAGACTACCAAACCTGGNTCCATTATGTCTCGTGAATCCATAAGACGTTCTACGGCAGCAATAGTCAGCACGGTTTTACCTAAACCAAGGTCGTAGGCAACAAGCATCTTTTTTCGCTCGCACATACGGTCAACCGCTTCAGGTTGGTAAGGTAAAAGGGTGCCTGTAAAGGTCATGCGAAATTAGCCGCAATCTGTTGCTTTAGACCTTCCACGCCAGCGCTATTAAGAATNACNNTATCAAATTGCCAATCATCCATGGCAGATTCTGAAGGGTGGTTATTAATCGGAGCAATGCCAGGGCGTTGAATGCGCCAAATTTCTCCACCTAATGACTTAATCATCTCAGCCTCATTAGGAAAACGAACATCTGTAAAAACAAGTTTGTCTCCAGCTTTTGCACCAATCATGGCGCGGTCTACCCAACAGTTTTCACCAAAAAAGTTACGAACACCTAAACCAAGCTCTTGAAGTAAGCGACGAACTTCCGTGCGAGCTTTTGCATACTCCCAACCAAACTCACTTACGATTTCGTTTACCCTATGCCCATCTTCAAGCACTGGGTTTAGGTATACCAAAAACTGACGAACACCATCTGCAAAGGCGCGGTTATCATAACCATGTAAACCAATAAGCATTCCTGCAACAGTATCTTTGCCAGAACGAGCATACCCA